CGTTATAGATGACGGTGATGATGACGTTATAGATGACGGTGATGATGACGAAGAAGAAGACGACGATGATGACGTTATAGATGACGGTGATGATGACGACGATGACCTAGATGATGAACTAGATGATGAACTAGATGATGAACTAGATGATGAACTAGATGATGAAGAAGAAGGCGGCGGTGGCGGCGGCGGCGGCGGTGGTATGTTTAGCCCTTATAAAGGAGGAACAACATATCAGTTAGACCCTATCGTGCCTGTACGACCGCCTAAAAAAGATTACATGAAAGAGCTAGATAGTTTAATTTCAAGAAGTTTATTTGGGTTAAAGTAATATGACATATTTAAATATTGTTAACAATGTATTGCGTAGACTTCGTGAAGATGAAGTAACTTCAGTACAAGACAGCACTTACAGTAAAATGGCAGGCGACTTTGTAAACGACGCTAAACGTATAGTAGAAGATTCTTGGGATTGGTCAGCACTACGTACAACGTTGACAATTACAACTACTGCTGACGTATTTAATTATGTGTTAACGGGCAGCCAAAACAGAATCAAAGCACTTAATGTTATTAATGATACTGCTAACCTGTTTATGGAATATAAAACTGCTACGTTTTTTGACGAAGCATATTTAATTTCAGAGCCACGTAAAAGCGCACCAACGTATTACACGTATAACGGTGTTGATAGTGACGGTGACACTCAGATTGATATATATCCTACTCCTGACAAAGAGTATACGATTCGCTTTAACTGCGTAAAAAGAACAGCTGATTTATCAGCAGACGATGATCAATTAACTGTACCTTCTATGCCTGTTGTTCATTTAGCTATTGCTTTGTTAGCTCGTGAGCGTGGAGAAACTGGAGGCACGTCTGCTCCTGAATACTTTACTATTGCTAATCAATATTTATCAGACGCTATTGCACTAGATGCTCAAAAGCACCCAGAAGAAGTAATCTTCTATACCCCTTGAGGTAAAGTATGGCACAACAACTTAACAGTATTAATCTTGTTGCACCAGCGTTTAAAGGAATCAATACAGAAGATTCTCCACTAGCGCAAGATCCTTCGTTTGCTGAAATTGCTGATAACGCAGTAATTGATAAACGTGGTCGTATTGCTGCACGTAAAGGTCATAATGTTCTTACAACTAATAAAACTCAGCTAGGTAGTGCTACAATTAGAGCCGTTAAAGAGTTCCGCGATGACGCTGGAAACAGTAAGCTTTTTTCTGTAGGTAACAACAAGATACTTAGCGGCACTACAACGCTTGCTGATGAAACCCCCGGCAGCTACACAATTACTGCTGACAACTGGAAGATGGTAAACTTTAATGACAAGATTTATTTCTTCCAACGTAGCTATGAACCACTTGTTTACGACAACGCTGGTGGTTCGGTAGTTAAGCTTAGCACTGTCAGTGGTGCTGCTGGCGTTGCTTCTACAATGTACGGCAATGAAGTTATAGCCGCTTACGGTCGTCTTTGGACAGCTGATTTTGGAGCAGATAAGTCAACAGTATATTGGTCTGATTTGTTAATTGGTCATGATTGGTCTGGTGGTACTAGCGGTTCTATTGATCTTTCAAAAGTATGGCCTGACGGTTATGACGAAATTGTTGGTTTAGCAGCACACAACAGCCTTCTTATTATCTTTGGGAAACATAGCATTGTTGTTTATAAAGGTGCTGAAGCGCCTGCTACAATGGCTCTTGAAGATACTATTGCTGGTGTTGGTTGTGTAGATAGAGACACTATTCAACATACAGGCACTGATGTGTTGTTCTTATCTCAAACAGGCTTGAAAAGTTTTGGTAGAACAATACAAGAAAAATCAATGCCTATTACGAGTCTATCTAACACCATAACAAAAGACATTATTAGTTTGCTACAAAACGAAACAGAGTTTTATCGTTCTGTTTATAGTCCTGAAGAAGGTTTTTACCTTTTATCTTTTGTAGGCCAAAATGTAACGTATTGTTTTGATGTGCGCGGAACTGTTGAAAGCGGTGCTTATCGTGTTACTCGTTGGCCCGGCACAGGGTTTTCTTCTTATGCTAGAAAAGACGACGGAACTCTTTTAATAGGAACTAGTGAAGGCATTAGCGAATACGACGGATATAGCGATAACGGTACAAAGTACAGATTTAAGTATTACAGTCCGGGATTAACCTTTGGTGATCCTTCAATGTTAAAAAGAGTTAAAAAGATAAGACCAACTTTAGTAGGAGCTAACAGTGCAACTGTGTTTCTTAAATGGGCTTATGATTTTGACACCTTCTTCAGAACTGCAGAGTTTACTGTAGGCAACCAACAACCTGCTTTTTACAACGAAAATGAGTTTAATGTTGGAGAGTTTACAGGTGGTGAATTGACATCACGAAGGGCTGTTAATGCAACTGGAGGAGGCGGTGTTATCACTATTGGTTTGGAGGCAGATATTAATAATTTTGCTTTGTCTCTTCAAGAAATTAACGTATTAGTTTTAAAAGGTAAGGTACTATGAGCAACTATAGTAAAACTACTGACTTTGCCGCTAAAGATAGTCTACCTTCCGGTGACAGCGGCAAAATCATTAAAGGCGCTGAGTTTGAAACAGAATTTGACGCTATCTCTACAGCTATTGCTACTAAGGCAGATATAGCATCACCAACATTTACAGGAACAGTGACAATTCCTGCGTTGACATTTACAGGTACGTTGTCAACAGGAACAATTGACGGAGGTACTTACTAATGGATCCAGATGATATTTTTGGAGGCGGTGCTGCGCTTGCAGGTTTACTGTTTGCTAAAGAAGCTTACGAAGATGTTGGAGCAATAGGCGAAAAAGCTTATCAAGCAATGTCTGGTGAAGGTGGTCTTGCAGAGACTCTTAAAGAAATGCAAGAGTTTAGACCGTATACTGTAACAAGTGCTACAGGCGGTCAGTTTGGTATGACTACTGATCCTGTAACAGGCCAAATGTCTTTTGATCTTGCTACATCTCCTGAAGAGCAAGCCTTTCAACAAGCTATGTTTGGTAGAGCAGGTCAGTTCTTTGAGTCAGCAGCGTTGCCTACAGCTGATAGAGAAGCGGCTATCTATCAAAGAATGCGTGATGTAATGACTCCTGAAGAAGAGCGTCAGCGTCTTGAGCAAGAACAACGATTGGCAGCGCAGGGTCGTTTAGGTGTTCGTACAGCGCAGTTTGGCGGTACTCCAGAGCAACTAGCATTGGCTAAAGCTCAAGAAGAAGCTAAAGCTCAAGCAATGTTGACAGCTATGACTCAGGCTAGACAAGAGCAGATGCAAGAAGCACAACTAGGACAGGGCATGTTAGCGGCTGGTTACGTTCCTCAAGCGCAGTTGTTGAGTGCGTTGACACCCGGAATGACTGCTGCAGAAGCTGCTCGTCAATCTCAGTTGGCTCAAGCTGCAGGTTACGGTGAGACTTACGCTACAGGTCTTGAGGCGTTGTTGCAAGCAGGTCTTGGACAAGCAGGTATTGCTGGCGGGTTTGGTACGCAGCTGGCACGATCTGGTCTAGGCGGCTTGTTTGGTGATTAAGGAGAAACAAAATGGCTAAGTTTTCACAAGCATTTTTACAAGGACTGTTACAGCCTAGTTTTTCTCAAGGAATGTTTGACTTGGGTGCGACTATTGGCGGCATTCCAGCAGCACGTAAAGCAAAAGCAAAAGAAAAAGAAGCTGCAGCTTTACAGAAGGGCTTGTTTGGTCTTGAGCAAATGGCAGCTGCTGGTGAGCTTACTCCTGAGATGCTTGAAGAAGCTCGTGGGTCTTATGCTGCTTTAATAAAAGAAAACCAAGAAGCTGCTAAAGAAGTACGTAGTACTTTTAAAGGCATACAACAGGATATGAATACGCAGGCTCAGAAAACAGCTGCGTCTAAAATTAATAAACTAGCAGAAAGATTACGGACTACTTTAAAAGATGATAGCCTAACACCGCAAGAAAAAGCAGATAGAACAGCTACTATTCAACAAGACATGAATCAAGCTGCTAAAGAGCTGTCTTTTTCACAACAAAGAGCTGTAGGCGAGTTATCAAACACAATAGCACGTCAAGTTGTTACTGACGAAAGAGCAGAAGAAGCCGATAAAAGAGCTAAGGAGAAACACCAAGAGTGGGTAGATACTGCTAACGTTAGAGAAGCTCAGGCAGAATATTCTTTAATTAAATTTCAAGAGTATGAAGAAAGAGGCGATATACGTCAAGCTGAAGACGAAGCAGATCGTCTAGACATTGTTTATAAAGCTGCTACAAACGCATACAGAAAAAGCGGCGATAAATCAAAAGAAGAATTTCTTGAAAGGTTTCCCGGACAAGAAGATCTTTGGGAGCAAGCTAAAGAAGAAGATGTTATACGTAAGGCTCAATTAGCAGACGCAAGAGAAAAAGTAAGACTAGGTAAGTTTGATTATACGGAAGCAGACTTAAAAGATATGGGTCTTACTGAATCTCAAATATCTGCTGTACAGGGTCTTGCAGATAATAACAGGCCAAAACAAGCAAATAGTCAAGTTATGACGTATATAGTAGAAAACGCAGCAACACCTTCATTGCCTTCTGCCTCTTTAGCTAAGATTTTTGTAACAGCTGCTGAACAGGCTATAATAGATGCAGGTGACTACGGGTATATTAACGAAAAAGAACAAAAAGAAATAGATAGGTTAGCTGCTGCGCGTGGTTTAAGAGCCGCTCAAGAGGCTCAAAGAACAGGCAGTCTAGAGGCTGGTTTGAATATTGCAAACGGTTTTCGTTTATTGCTTGCTGAAACAGCTCCTGAAGAAACTGACGACGAGGCTAAAAAAGATTCTACAGGAAAAACCGATGATGATGTTACCGATGCTTTCATAGCAGATACTAAAAAAGACTTAGGACTGTAAGATGAATTTTTCACAACTAACAGAGCTTTATCAGCTTAAAAAAGAAGCTGAAAAACAAGGTAGGGATGATGTTGTTGAAAAAATTAACGGGTTGTTACTTGCTGAGCAAGACAAGCCTGATTACATGTCTCGTGAAAGTAGGATTTTAGAAGAAACGGGCAGGGAAGAACAGAAAGAGTATCAAAAGCTTTTAGGACAACGTGATCAATTAAAAGGCTTGATGGAAGATGCTTTGATGCAAGGTCGTGATGACGTTGTTGCTAAAATCAAGACTGCTCAAACTACTGTCGATAAAGAAATATTCGACTACGAAGACATAACAGAAGAAGTTGCAGGAGCTACTTTAGCAACTACTGAAGCTTTGACTGTAGGTTTGGTTGGTGACGAAACAGCTGCTAAGCTTTACTCAACTGCTACTGGCATGGATTACAACACAGCCTTATCAGAAACACGTCGTATACAGAAAGAATTTTCTGAAGATCAACAAGCTTTAGATATAGGTATCAGAATAGCAGCTGGTCTAGTCCCGGCTATTCGCTTGGCTAAGTTTGCGGGTGTTGGTACTACTGCTGCTGGAGGCGCTGCTAGACAGGCAGGTGTAACAGGGGCAGAAATAGGTACTTATGCTTTTGCTGAAGGTGAAGGTGGTCTTGAAGAACGTCTTGAAGCTGTAGGTGAAGTAGCTACCGATCCTTTAGCTATTGGTGCTACTGTTCTTGCAGGAGGATTAGGCGGTGTTGCTGCACGCGCTATCGGCAGAGACATGGAGTTAGCTGCTGATCTAAGAACTGCAGCAGAAACTTTTGAAGCACGTAGTCAGGCACTGCGTGTTGGTAAAGGAACAGCAGCGCAAGAAAAAGAAGCTGTCGGTGAAGCAGTAGAAATTGCTGATAACTTGGTTATTAATTTTTACAACCAGAACGGTGCAATGCCAGAAGGTGTAGAGCTGGCTAGAATTTACAACCAAGCAGCAGAGCAAGTGGAAGCTCCTCTGATGCGTATTATGCGGATGAAGGGCGGAAAAGCTAAAGATGAGTTGGACTATAAAAACAAAACTATTGAGGATGTTAGGAGTCGTGCTAACCAAAATATAGTATTTAAGTCTGATGAAGTAGCGACTAGAAAGAAGAATTTGTTTTCTGCTTTTTGGGAGGACAAATTAGAGTCATTAGTTAAGGTGGCTAGAAACAGAGTTGGTGAAAGCTTTGGCGGTAACATGCAGCGTATGGCAACGACTATGGCTCAAAACCAGCAAGCTATAGATACTGTGTATAACAGCAGCCCAGTGAAAGCGTTTACTCACGTCGTAGAATCTGACCCGACCGGAAGACTACGTGCTAAGATTTTGAACTTTTCTAATCAGCGTTTATCGGCAGAAGTACGTCAACAAGAGTTTGAAGCGTTTAGGAAGATGTTAACTGAAGAGCAATTTAAAGGCTACCAAAGTTTGTCTGAGCTGCGTTTTAACCAAGCTAAAGAATATCGCACTCATGTTTACAGAGATCTCAGCGACGATCCTTTATACTTTCCTTCACAGAAGCTGAGCGTTACTGAACAATCTAGTTATCTAAACAGGCTTGGATATGCTCGACAAGCTACTGACAATAACATGAAAAACATTCAAAGGGACTTTGTTAGTCCTGAAGAGGCTTTAGAGTATCAGAATCCTATTGCTTCCATGCGCGATAAACTGGCACACGACGATGCTGTTATTCAATTACATCGTTCATTTAAGCTAGAAAACAATTCAAACAGGGTTAAAAACAAGAAGACAGCTAAGCGTGTCAAAAAAGAGCTAGAGAGAGGTGATGCGTCTTTTGTAGCCTTACGTGAAGGTCTAAAGAAGGCAGGCGCAGGTGAAGGGGCTATTCAAACAGCTGAAGAGTTAACTCGTAGTTTAATTGTCAGAGGTACTCAAGCGCCTAACACGTGGGTTTCAAGCTTACGTAAAGCAGGATACGTTGGTACAATCGCTAACCCATACTCTGCTTTGTTAAACTTTGGTGATGCTGCTAACACGGTAGTAAACTTTGGGGCGGATAACACAGCTCAAGCTTTGTTGAATTTTTATAACAAGAACGGCATACGTATGGGCGTAAAAGATGTTGGTCTGTTGAATCAACCTACTGGTGAATTTTTACGAGAAGGTCAAAACAGATGGTTAAAAAGGTTTGACGATTTAAGTGAGTTTAGTTTTAAAGCCTCTGGTTTTAGAGACGCTGATATACTAGGTAAAGGTTTAACACTAAATGCTGCTGTCAAGAAAGGGCAACGACAAGCTTTAGATAACACGCTAAAGGATGAATACTCTTGGTTGTTTAGTCCAAGCGAGTTGGCTGCTTTAAGAGCTGATCTTATTAAAGGTAAAAAAACACAACGCGTTCGTGAATACGCTGCTGCAGAGCTTGCGAAGCTACAGCCTTCTGACTTGGCTCAAATGCCTAAGTGGTATTTAGACCACCCTAACGGTCGTATTCTTTATATGTTGAGATCGTTTGGAATTAAGCAACTGCAACAAATAAATCGTTTAGTCGTTGAAGAAGCTAAAAAAGGAAAAACAGCAGAGGCTACTAAGAATGCTTTAGCCTACCTTACAGTAGTGGGTGGCGGTAACACGCTTTTAAACGAACTACGTCAGCCTGTAATGCTTAGAGAACCCGGTCCTGATCTAGACAGGATGGGGGAATACTTTGTTGACTTTATGCTAGGACTAATTTCGGTTAACTCTGTTAGTACCTATAACCTAGAAAAGGCACAGCAAGGAGACATCGTAGAAGCGTCTATGGGCTTCTTCCCCGCTTCAGCAGACATGGGTGTTGATGCTTTAGAAGATGTTTCTGATTACTTAGGTGGTAGAAAAGATATTGAACAACTTGTCTATGAAGGTAAAGGAGTACGGTGGCTACCCTTTATGAGAATAGCTCAACCGTACCTTCAAGAGTATAACTAAATCTCGCAGTTGTTACCCGTACAGGCTAACGTCTGTGATCCTTCAGTCATGTCAGAGTTTTCAGAGATGTTCCAATCAATTGTCTCTGGGAACTCTGCCTTTAACTTTTCATAAGTCTCAAGATCAACAGGCTCATAAGGCGCTTGCTGGTACGTGTGTTCACTGTATGGCAAGAACGATACACCACTGATCTTATCGAACTTGTTATACAACCATTGACCTACCTCTAAAAACTCATCGTCCCTGTAGTAACAGGTCATTGACGGTTTGTGTTCACACCAGTAGTCCTGATAAATCTCCCACAATTCTAACTGCTCCATAGCACCCATCTCAGAAGCCACTACAGCCCCGTCAGGAGACTTTATAGGGAAGGAGAATACCTTGGTACTAGGTGACATTACATCGTCTTCTACGGGGATTCCAGCGGCTTCTAGAACGGCACACAAAGGATCACGTGCGTCTGCTCTTACTCGTCTAATGTATTGATCTGCGTATCTAGGATGGATACCAGAAGCAGAATCAACAAGCTGAGAAACAGTACCGGAAGGCTTAACAGCAGTAATAGCGGTAGAAACATTAATACCAAGACGTTTCGCCCATTCTGTATTAGTTTTAATCGCTTCTTCTTTGAGTTCAGTAAGCCAAGTTTTGAGAACACCTTTGTCTCTCCTTCCTGATAGGGTTGGATGATCCATGATACCTGTTAACGATACGCCAAGCAGTGCTTCTTCCTCAGTGTTGTTCTTCCAAACCTTACGCAGGTAACGAAAGTCTGTCAGGGTAGCCTGTAGAGTTCCAAGGATAGCCGCAGTATGTACTTTTCGTTTGAGGTCTGACAACGTATCTGTTGCCCGGACAACAACTTCCGATAGATTGCAGAATTGGTAAGGCCGTAGGATGATCTCGCTACATGGATTAGTTCCAAAATCATAGGTAGCATCTCGTCGCTCGTTCTTTGCAGCTTGCTTTTGACTTGCGACTCTAGAGAACATACCTCGTTCTCCTGATCTTGATTCGTATAAACTTGTCCATTCATTTAAAAACGCCTCAAAGTCTGGCTTCTCTGTGTAACATGCGCTGTTATTAGCTAGTCCTCGTTGAGGGTTGTCTTGCCACCACTGTCCTGATTTGCATCGTCGGAGTCTGTCGTCTGTGAGATTAGATAAACTGATGAGAGCAGATCGTCTGACACCGCCGACGACAACGATCTGTGCAATCTTACAGCAGAGATCGTGACATTCGATGGAGCTAAGTTTTCGTCCAGTAGCTTCCCGAAAGACGTCAACGGTGAACTTAAACAGATCGACAAGAGGTTCTGGACCACTTGCTCTACCTCCGAAGGTTTTAAGGGATGCCCCTGCAGGTCGTACTCCAGATACGTCCCACTTCGGAAGTTGACCCGAATACAACAGGCTGATAAGTTCTCTATAAGCTTTTGCCCATCCAATTTTGCTGTCCACCACGTGTATAACACTGTCGGTTTCATGGAACTCCTCCGCTACTTCCGGTAGTTTAGATACGTACTGCCGTTCTACAGAAAAGCCTACACCTGTACCACACATAAGTACGTACATCATTTCGTCAAACGCTTTAGGGTGGTCAATAGGCAGGTAGCTACAATTGAATCCAGCTACGTTGTCACGGTCAAGAGCTTCGCCTGCTGTCATCAACGCTCGCATAGAAGGCATAACATCTAGATCGTGAATGTCTTTGAAGATACTGTTGGCTTCCTCAAGAGTAAGCTTCTTCTTTTCAATCCAGAAATTCAGGTATCTGTCGATTGTTTCTTCCCACGTTTCACGGCGCTGTTCCTCTGGTAGGTAACGGGCGTACCGTGATTTGTGAATGTATTGTTGATATGCGTCCATTAATTAATTTCCTTTATCAGTCTCTCAATGTACCAGCGACACTTGCGTAAGTCTTCGATGGGTTTGCCTTTGTAATCGTAACGCCATAGGTACTTCAATGCGTTTCCTTTTAGATAACCACGAAACTCATGCTCAGGCATAGATGCCTTAATAGCTTCGATAGCTTCAACAGCGCCTTTGTTATAGTGATCTGGTTTGTCTACAGGATCAGGCACTGCTCTCAAACTATCCCATTCTTCAGGAGTAGCGTTGTCAATACTCATCCGTATTTTCTCCTTAGATAATTCATACTTACGGGCAGCTCATCAAAGGAACCGTTGTTTACTTCGTTGAGCATCCAGATTCCAGACCAGCTTCCGTTTGTTTGAGGGTTTAGATAGTCTTCACTGTGATTGTAATAGATACCAGCAAACAAACCAGTGATGTTACTACCGTCTGCTTTACGTGCGTAGGCTATGTCTCTGTCTTGGACATGTCCCATGATGCACGACATGAACTTTTTTTGCAACATGAGTTTTGCACACGTGACGGGTCTTCCCATGACTCCACTCGTGAAATAGTGGCAGTACGCGATGCCGTCGATAATGATTGGTTGTA